CACTCGCATGATACGGCAGCGCACTCCCATGTGCATACCTGTTGGCAGCGGCTACCTTGTGGGACATCAAGCCATAGTACCTGCACATGATGGAGGCTGGGATCTACATGGATACAGCAGAGGTATGATCAACAGCTTTTCTAGTCCGGCCGCAGCACTGGCATACAGCATGTGCGATCAAACCGGCAAGATAAAAGTAGCACATGAGATCATGGAATCAGATCGCCTGGTGCGCAAATACCAAGAGAATCTCACACGAAATCAACACAGCCTGGCCCGGGCTTGTACTCGAAATGACCTATGGCGCATGGATCTTTTTACCACTTTGACACAAGAATCACAATTATGTTTGACTGATGCTCAAGATCAATTACAAAAAAATTTAAAGCAAACTAAATATATGATAAACTTCGGAACTAATCATGAATCTTAAAGACATCAGTCCTAAAAAGACAACCAAAAAAATGAATAGCGTTATGGAGAGCCGCTTTGGTTTTTCTATAGATTACACCAAGCTGAACCTGGCCAAGGCCACTAGACTCAGTAGATCTGTAAGCGAAAACATCACACGTTTCCGCAAGAGCGTAGGCGCTCATACCGCTGAAAAGAATCCCAAGTACATGGAATTGCTGATGATGCGTGAATCATTGAATCAGTGGATCAGTGAAAACAGTCAGCTCATGGAAGGCGAGATGGGCAAGAGCGAAGCTATCCTGGCAGCCAAGGACATGGTAGATTCAATCCAAGACATGCTGGAAAAAGTCAGCAAGATGCAAGTAGAACAGATGCCGGCCTTGATTGACACAATCCGTGACCAAATTGGTAATGAGCAAGCTGATGCATTCAAGAACAGCGTGGGACAATTGTTGTCTGGCATGCTGGACAGCATGACACAGGCGCGTGAACAAGCAGATGGTGCAGCACGACAGCTGGCCGGTGAACAAATGGCTCCAACCGGTATGGCCATGGGCGGCGGAGCACCTGCCATGGGCGGCGACGAGCTGGCCGGTATGGCAGCAGGCAAAGTACCTGGTGGTGAAGCCCCAATGAGCGACATGGATGCGTTTGGTGCTAGTGATGCAGCAGCTGGCGGACCAGAAGCATTAGGCAGAGAAAAACGCTGATGCGAGCACACGAATTTCTCAAAGAAGATGCTTCTGAATATGTAGAGGACGAGGCAGTCACTCGCGGTGACGCCAATCTTGCATCAGTATTGGAAACGCTTCGCAACGACAGTCATGATACTCATGATGTCCCCATGGTACGTGTGGACAGTCTTATTAACATGGTAAGAGAAATACCCGGTACCGAGATGTTTACCATTGAAAACTTGATGGATGCATACAAGACCAACGAAACTGTGAAAAATTTGATCAAAGAAATCAAAGACAACAAAGATGGTGTCAAATATGTTTATCTAGCTACCTTTGCAGATGAACCCGACACAGGTGATACAACACTGGGTGCAGCCACTGGCATGGTCAACAACCCAGAGAAGACCATTGGCAGCATGGCCAAACGCGCACTGAGCAAACGAGCATAATATTTCTCTAGCGATCATCCACTAATAAATAGTTGATGATACTAGATTTATTAATTCAATTACGCCCGGTCATCACTGACTCCAAACTGATCCGCTTGGGACCCAATCAAGACGGCGGATACTTGCTATCCAACCGACTTGGCGGTATTACTACTTGTTTTTCCTCTGGGGGTAGTCGAAGTTCCAACTTTGTATCGGCTCTACAACAAAAACACAACATTGGATCACACCTGGCAGACGGATCAGTTGATGGCCCGACTGGTGAATTTTTTCCACTCAGTTTCCTTAAAAAACATGTATCGGATCACGACGATGACAAAAACATCTCCGTGGATACCTGGGTCAATCAATCGGCAGATACCAAAGATAACAATCTGATACTGCAAATGGATGTTGACGGCAACGAGTACCGAGTCATCGAAGGCATGTCGGAAGAGACCTTGAACAGATTTAGGATTATCATCATCGAATTACATGATCTCACTCACTGGATCCAACATCCCGAAGCAGGTGAAAAATTCTTATCCAAGCTGACAAAGAATCACTATGTGACTTCTTTGAGTCCCAACAACATTGGCAGATTTGCCGAGTTAGAATTCTCTCTTAACGAATTTGGTCCAGGTAAAATGGGAACCTTGTTGATGCCAGACATGGCCCAAATAAGTCTGATTCGGTCCGACTGTGTGATTCCATCGGGAGTACAAACCGAGTGGCCGCACCCACTGGACTTTCCAAATGACCCCAATGCACCCGGCATACCATTGCCCAACGGCTGGCCTGGTAGACTTAATATAAAAGTGTAAATAGTATATTAAGGAGTCCATATGGCCTACAGCGACAAAGTAATTGATCACTATGAAAATCCGCGCAACGTGGGTAAATTTGACATAGATGACACCATCGGTACCGGTATCGTGGGAGCACCGGCATGCGGCGATGTAATGAAATTACAAATCAAAGTGGTAGATGGAGTTATTACAGATGCAAGATTCAAAACTTACGGTTGTGGCAGCGCGATTGCATCAAGTTCGCTTGTTACTGAATGGCTCAAGGGCCGGACGCTTGACCAGGCTCAATCGATATCGAATAGCCAGATTGCTGGTGAGCTTGCCTTACCCCCAGTTAAAATTCATTGCAGCATACTTGCAGAAGATGCTATCAAAGCAGCAGTAGCAGATTATAGAGAAAAGAATGATCACGTTAACTGATGCAGCGCATGATAAAATCAAAAGATTAACCAATTCTAAATCTGCCGCAGGTGTGCGCATAGGCGTCAAAACAACCGGCTGTAGCGGCTTGGCTTATGTGCTGGAATATTTGCCAGAGGGACAATTTGGTCTCAACAACGAATTTGATGCAACTGACGAAATACTGCGTTATCCATTTTTCCTTATCAAGATTTCAACACGGGACTCTGTCTATCTACGCGGCATGACTGTTGACTATGTGAGACAAGGACTCAATGAAGGATTTGAATTTAGAAATCCCAATGAACGTGATCGCTGTGGCTGCGGGGAGAGTTTTAGGGTATGATACACGCCATTGACTCAATTGATGTAGCAGAAATATTAGAGTCGTATCACCAGCTGGAATCCAATATGTCATGGACCGATTATGGCACCAAGGGACGCCAGGCCGGATTACAATATAGAGACATTGAAGATCCATGGAACAGTGCAGTGGGCAAGAGTCGTGGTGAAGAACTTGCCTACACAAACTTAAATCCATTTTTTGCCGACACTGTATTTGAACGGTTGATCAATCAGTATCAATTGAAAAGAACCAGACTCATGTGGCTGAATCCCATGAGCTGCTACAGCATGCACCGGGATTCTACGCCAAGAATACACATACCTTTGATCACCAACACTGAATGTTATTTTGTTTTCAAGAGTGGCGTGATACAGCACATGCCTGCAGGATCGGTGTACCGAGTAGACACTACACGATACCACAGTTTCATGAACTGTTCTGAGCACACACGACTGCACATGGTGGGAGTTATCAGTGAGGATCAACATGATTGAAATGTCGAAGATAACCAGTGCTGCAAAACCTATAAACTTAGAATCTGTGGACCTAAACAGGTATCACGATTTTAAAAATAAATTTCATAATTGGATACATTCATCTGTGCAAACAGTTGCAGGGCTACCTGGGGATTACTATCTAGTGTCGGGAGTCACTGATGCGTTTAATCAAACCTATGGCATGTATGGAAAAATAGGCATCTTTGATGGTGAGTACGGATATCATCAATTGGCAAAACCAAACAGGGTTACAACCGATCTAGCTCGAGCCGGCGTTATTATAGTAAGTCATCCATTCAGTGCCGATGGCATGTCGGCACATGATAAGTTGGCCACGGCAGACTCTTACAACCGACCCATATTTGTTGACTGTGCATTTTTTGGTGCGTGTAAAGATATCAACTTTGATTTTACACCCTATAAAAATATTCGTAGCGTATGCTTTTCACTATCAAAAACATTTGGTACCGGTAGACACCGAGTGGGATTACTGTATACCACTGCACCGTATCCGGTGTGCGTGTATGAGAAATGGCACTACCCTTTTGTGGCCGGTGCAGAATATCATTATGGGTTGATTGATCAATCTACACCAGACTCGCTGGTGGCCCGTTATGGATCAATACAACAGGAAATATGCAATGAGCTAGAGGTAGTTCCATCCAACACCGTGTTGTTTGGTCTAGACTACCACAACAGGTTTGATCAGTTTCGCCGCGGCAATGTCAATAGACTGTGCATAAGCGAGTTGATAGTCGAGCGATACAACAGTTGACATTTACTTGCCAATCAAGTATACTGAGCAATGATTATAAACCGATACAATTACACCACGATCAGCAGAGAAACCATAGACGGAAAACGGCATTATTGTTTACCAGATGGCAGCAAGGTGCCCAGCGTAACAACCATACTGGATCGTACCAAAAGCGAAGAATCGAAAGCAGCACTACAGAATTGGCGTCGGCGCATGGGCGCACAGCGGGCGCAAGAAATTACCACAGAAGCAGCGGGCCGCGGTACTCGCATGCACAAGTGGTTGGAAAAATACCTGATCAATGAC